TCCTCCTGAGGAAGGACAGGTTCCGTAAGCTTTAGGGTGTCTTGGCCTTGTCGGGTTCATCTGTGAGGAGCGCAGCGCGGGCGGCGGCGATCAGTATGTCCGCGTAGCGCCCCCTCGGCGTCAGTTCGATGGCGTTTAGCGCCTCTTCCAGTTCTTTCGCGTCGATCATGTCCTATCCTCCTATTCTAAAGCCATACTCGCGCGCGGCGGCCTTGTGCAGCGCCGCTGCCATGTACTCAAGGTCCAGCGCCGCAATGAATCCGTCGAGCATTGCTGGGCGCATGGTTTTCTTGCCGCAGTAGAGCCTGCTGATGTGTTGTACCGACATGTCCAACTCGGCAGCGATGTCCTTTGGCTTCTTGCCTTGAGCCGCTGCAAGCCTTCTCAGGCGCTCACCCAAAGGGAGGTCAGGGTCCGTAATAGTCTTCATCTGTATCTCCCACTCGGGGATTCTGATGATTGATCTTTCTTGTGATCTAGATCGTATAAATCCGGTCTCTCAGTGGCGGCCATATGATCCTCGCCCTTGCGATACTCTCCCTTGTCCAACCATTCCCGAGCCCGTAGCAGCCGCTTGGCCTGCCATGGCGATGGATTGGTCATGCGTTCGATCCGAGCAAGAAGGTTCCTGCGAGCGGATTCCAAGGGATCAGGATATTTCATAGTGTCTCTTTCAACGGCAATAACTTGCTGGGACAACGCAGGATAAGCCCTGCGGCTTCTCCTGCTTGTGTTCCTCTGTGGTGGATAAACATATCAGTACGCTGGAATGTCGCAGAGTTTTTCGAGTTCTTTCTTTCTTCTTTCCAGTTCATCTCCTGAAATGGTTCTTCCTTTGGAAGCCTTCCCTAATTTTGTTCCATGAAGAACTTTGTATATTTTATTCTTGCGACTTGGTTTGATTAGCTTCCCATCAATACCCTTCGTTAAATGAGCTTTCTCGGGATTTCTTTTGATGGCTTCCGCAAGGGCATCAATCATTCTTTGTGGCACCAACTTTCCGGCTTTTTGTTTTCGTTGGATTTGTCTTCGAATACCTTCGGCTGAAGTGGGCTGCATTCATCTATCCAGTTTTGACGGTGAAGCTTTTGCCATAGAACGAGCCTGCCTGACCTTTGGGGGGGTCAAGCAGGCATAACAGGTTCCAGTTCTGACGGAGCCAGCCCCCGCCATTTACCTCCACCCGCCCTTTTTACAGGACCCTCGCAATAGCAAACCCGCCGAGGAATTCTGGGTGTCCGGGGCTGGATGAGGTTTCCCCGCTCCAACCGCCCAATGGGACCCTCAGTCACCGAGGTAATGGCTTCTGAGGGCTGACCGTTTACGTCTACGGCCTGCTTCTTAGTTCTTTTGGGAGAGTTGACGCGCTGTGTCCGGGGATACTAGTATCGGACACGGGCGCGGCAACGCCCAACGGTTCGAAGCTTATGACGCAAAGCTTCGGCTTGGCAAGCCCCGCGATGAAAAATTCGCGGGGCTTGTTACGTTTGGGTATCGGTATAGGCTGATGGTCCTCTGGGGAGGATAGTCTCATGTCCCAAAAGGAATATATTCAAGGTCTGAAAGATCGGCTGGGAGTATCCTCCTATGCCCATTACCGGGGTCACACCCGGATTGCTGAAGATGGGATGATCAGTCCTTCCAAGGTCCAGCATGAAGAACCAATCAGCAGATTCATTATGGACAGGTATCTCAAGCAGGAAGCCGGGTCTCCCTCCCTGAGGACTGGATATGTCAGCCTAGGCAACGGTGGCTACATGCACAGCAGGAACAGGGGTTCCGCGTAGCCGCGCTGAAATGTCGCACCCACCGGCACCCGAACCGCGCTATTATCGCCCGTCGCAACCAAAGGGAATTCTTATGTCGATGAGTGAAGGCGATATCGCGAGGGATGAGGGTCTGGCTCTGGTAGCCAAGAATGCGGGCAAGGTATGGATGGACAAGGCAGTAGAATGCTGCATGTGCCATGCTGATGCCTTCAATGGCAGGATCGTCACCGGAGAGTACCTGAGGCACCTGATCGAGGAGGATGTCGGCAAGGCCCATTCCCCGAACGTCTATGGGACTGTAGTCAGGCTACTCCTGAACAAGGGAGTTCTTAACCCTACCGGGCGCTGGGTGAAGCCCAAGGACAGAGCCAGTCATTCCAGCCCGAAGCCTGAATATACCCTCAGGGCTGGTGTGGGTATCCCCCGTGACTAACCATTGGTATGTAGTCTGTTCCGCTCTGGCGACCGATCCGGACCCCAAGGACCGAATCTGGACCCTGTCCCATGATCCCAAGCATACCGGGTGGAATACCAACCACGGCACCCCCGGCTACGGGATGACCAAGGCACAGGCGCAGGAGCTTGCTGACGCTGCCAACGGTCAGGGAGAGGGAAGATGAGGAGCCGCTACCGGGAGAAGCGCATCCGGCGTGACCGGATTGAGTGGCTGGCCGTTGGTATGGTCTTGGCCGGTATTCTTATGTTCGTCTTCTTCTATGGAGGATCAACAAGATGACGCGGCAAAATATCAAGATGACGTGGCCCAATATAGAGGCCGTCACGTACTTGGCGGGAACCATGTCCCGAATGACAGGCATCCCAAAGGAGTCAAAGGAAGACCTACAAGGTCTTTATAAGGCTTATTACAATCGTCCATGGAAACACGCAGAAGAATGTACTCTTGATGATGTCTGCATTCTTGCAGCACAAGAGAATGTCGATCCGGTGCCTCTGGCAAGGATGGTTTTCAGCATGGGCGAGTGCAAGGAGGACATCGACTGTGGCTCTGAGGTGAGGGCCGATGGTCGCAAGTAAGTGGCGCGGCCAGAAGCTGGCCAGATTGCGGGCTGACTACGAGGAACGCCGCATGTCCCTCAAGGATGTCGCCATCAAGCATGAGACTTCCGAGAATTACATGATGATCCTCGCCCGGAGGAACCACTGGGAGAGGCGTAAGTCCTCAGAAACGCTGGAGAACCCGGCGATAGAGGTTGTTTCTGACTTTGTAGCCGCAGGAGGGGCTCCTTTTGCCCCGGTATTCGCACCAGAGACCTACATTTCCCCGGCACCCCGCATGGGAATCGCTGAAATGAAGGAAAGACGCCTCTGGCTTGAGGAGATTATCGCCAGATACAGCCGGGAACTGCACCAACTGAACAATTCCATCAGTTTCTTGAGCAGTATGACTGCAAATATCCCGCAGGAAGAGGAGGCAGAGGACCCTAGTGGGGTATCCTGATACCTTTCCCTTGACCTGTAGATAAAATGTCAATAGGTTCTACCAGATGTAGTGGGAAGCTGTCCCCCCACGGGGGATGAACCACAGGAAAGCCCCGTATTTGCGGGGCTTTTTCATATCTGGACCCTGAATGGCCCTCGATCCGAACGAAATCCACAAAAGCCTGAAGATGCTTCAGACGGTGGACCCGGAAGAGTATTCAAATCTTCTGGAATTGGTCGGAAAGATCGACGGATTGGAGCGAATTGAGAACGCTCGTACCAGTTTCTTGGATTTTGTGAGGCTTTGTTGGCCTAGTTTCATCCTTGGAACCCATCATAAAACGATGGCGGCACTGGCTGAAGACGTTGTTTTTGGGCGTGAAAACCGGGTAATTCTCAATCTCCCGCCCCGATTCAGCAAGTCCGAGCTATTCAGCTACATGCTTCCGGCTTGGTATATCGGGCTGAACCCCGAAGCCAAGATCATCCAGATTTGTGGCACCGGAGATATGGCCATTGGCTGGTCGAGGAAGGTGCGTAACCTTGTCGCGTCCACCGAGTACCAGCAGATATTCCCCGGAGTTGGCCTGAGGGCTGACTCCAAGGCGGCGGGCCGCTGGCATACCTCCCACGGGGGAGAGTATTTTGCGGTGGGTGCCGAAGGTAACGTGACCGGCAAGGGCGGCGACATCGTGATCATCGATGACCCGACCGGCGAGCAGCAGGCAGTAGCCGCCATAGGAGACAGCAGTGTCTTCCAGCGGGTTTACTCTTGGTTCGTGGCCGGTCCCCGCCAGCGTTTGCAGCCCAACGGGCGCATCGTGGTGGTCCAGTCTCGGTGGGCAGTGAATGATTTCACCGGCCAGCTTCTGAAGGCAGAGCGCGAGGCGGCGTCGGACAGGGCGGACAAATGGAAGGTCGTGGCCCTTCCTGCAATCATGCCCAGCGGCAAGTCTCTGTGGCCAGAGTTCTGGAGTCTGGAGAACCTTGAGGCGACCAAGCTGGCCCTTCCACCGAACAGGTGGAATGCCCAGTACCAGCAGGAACCTTCGAATGATTCCGGTTCCATCATCAGGCGGGAATGGTGGAAACGCTGGAAGGAGCCGAGGGTCCCAGAATGCTCGCTAAAAATGGTGACGGTCGATACCGCTTACTCCCAGAAGGAGTCAGCCGACTACACGGCCTTCACCACTTGGGGAATCTTTACGGGGGAGAGCGAGGCGACACGGACGGACAAGGGCGGGAAGAGCGTTCCCAATCTCATCCTTCTGGACGCATGGAAGGAGCGCCTTGAGTTCCCTGAACTGAAGGCGATTGCCCATCGTCATTACATGAAGTGGCAGCCTGACATCTTCATGGTCGAGGCCAAGGCGGCGGGGGCTCCGCTGATCTACGAGTTGCGCGCCAGAGGGATTCCGGTACAGGAATACAATCCTACCCGTGGAACCAAGCTGGCTCCCAACGACAAGATCAGCCGGGTCAATGCAGTCTCGGATATCTTTGCCTCCGGGCTTGTGTGGGCACCGGAGTTCGTGTGGGCGGATGAGGTCATCGAGGACTGTGCGAACTTCCCATCCGTCGAGCATGACGACTTGGTCGATTGCGTAGCGATGGCTTTAATGAGATTCAGGCAAGGTGGATTTCTAACTCTAGCTTCAGACACATGGGGTGATGACGAACCCGTCCGTCCCCGTCGCCGTGCCTATTACTGATTAACCAGAATCGGAACCTGATGGCTCGCTCTCCAAGACCCTCATTTATTGAAACGACAATCGCTCCGGAAGGTTCTCTTCCCGAAGATATTGTTCAGGGACTTGGCACCGACATCGATCTTGTTCCGGATGATCCGGAAGTCGGTATCGAGCAGAACGATGATGGCGGCGTCACGGTAGACTTTGCTCCGGAGGATTCATCTCCCGAGGAGGAAGAAGAATTCGATGACAATCTGGCTGGCTACATTGAAGAGAACGAACTCGATTCGATTGGCCGGAAAATCTGCGAGATGGTCGAGATCGATGACCGTTCGCGGGATGACTGGAAGCGGGCGTACATTAAGGGTCTGAGCCTTCTGGGCTTCAAGACCGAAGAGCGTACCGACCCTTGGTCCGGTGCCTGTGGTGTCTTCCACCCGGTAATGACCGAGGCTGCGGTCAGGTTTCAGTCTCAGGCCATTATGGAAATCTACCCGGCTGGCGGGCCGGTTCGAACCAAGACCCTTGGCAAGTGGACCAAGGACAAGGAGAAGCAGGCCAAGCGCGTTGAGCAGGAACTGAACTACTTCCTGCTGGATCGCATGACCGAGTTCCGTCCAGAAACGGAACAGCTTCTGTTCTATCTGGCACTCGCCGGGAGTGCCTTCAGAAAAATCTACTTTTCCCCGGAACTAAAAAGGCCTGTGGGGCGTTTCATTCCGGCAGAGGACTTCATCGTTCCATACGGAACCACGGACCTGAGGACCTGTCCCCGATATACACAGGTCATGCGAATCTTCCCAAACGACCTGAAGAAGATGCAGGTTACTGGGCAGTATTCAGGTGTCGATCTTCCGAAGCCAACCTATCGGCAGGACGACATCAAAGAGAAGTACGACAAGCTGACAGGTAGCTCCCATCCCTCTCAGGATGATGAGCGATATACTCTCTACGAGTGCCATGTAGACTGGGATTTGCCCGGATTCGAAGACACGATTACGGATGAGGATACGGGAGAAGAAGCCCAGACGGGCATCGAACTTCCCTATGTGATCACGGTCGATAAATCGTCTCAGAAGGTTCTGGCCATTCGCCGGAACTGGAGTGAGAGCGACCCGATGAAGATCAGGCGTCAGCATTTCACGCCTTATCACTATCTACCGGGCTTGGGCTTCTATGGCTCTGGCCTTATTCACCTGATTGGCGGGATTACCGCTTCTGCCACGAGCATTCTTAGACAGCTTGTGGACGCGGGCACACTCGCCAATCTCCCCGGCGGCCTCAAATCCAGAGGCATGAGGATCAAGGGCGACGACAGTCCGATCATGCCGGGTGAGTTCCGCGATGTCGATGTTCCTTCCGGGAACATCAGGGATAACATCGCATTCCTGCCCTACAAGGAACCGAGTGCGGTTCTTCACAGTCTCCTGAATGACATGATTCAGGAAGGCCGCAGGCTTGGTGCGGCACCCGATCTCCCCATCAATGCGATGACGCAGCAGGCTCCTGTCGGCACCACACTTGCCCTTCTGGAGCGATCCATGAAGGTCATGTCTGCGGTTCAGGCAAGACTCCATGCCAGCCTCAAGCAGGACCTGAAGCTGATTGCGGATATCATCGCGACAGACATGGGTCCGGAGTACGAATACGAGGTTGAGCAAGCCGATAGCTCTCGCGTCGAGGACTTCGCTCAAGTGGATATCATCCCGGTGTCCGATCCGAATGCAGCCAGCATGGCGCAGCGGGTTGTTCAGGGACAGGCTGTCCTCCAGTTGGCCCAGACAGACCAGCAGGCATTCGATATGCCGCTCCTGTACCGGGATTTCGTGACGATCCTTGGCGTCCAGAATGCCGACAAGATCGTCAAGGACCCGGAGGATATTACTCCGATGGACCCGGTATCGGAGAACATGGCGCTGCTGATGGGCAAGCCGGTAAAGGCTTTCCTCTATCAGGATCAGGAAGCCCATATTCAGGTTCATCTGGCGGCGGCACAGGACCCGAAGATCATGGAGCTTGTCGGGCAGAGCCCGCAGGCATCCCGCATACAGGCGGCTCTTGCTGCCCATGTGTCGGAGCATCTCGCCTACGCCTACCGCAAGGGCATCGAAGAGCAGATGGGTGTTCCTCTTCCGCCAGAGGATCAGCCTCTTCCGGAAGATGTGGAGGTCATGCTCTCCAAGACCGTGGCGGAGGCAAGCAAGAGGCTTCTCCAGAAGGATCAGGCAGAGGCGGCACAGAAGAAAAACCAGCAGGCCCAGCAGGACCCGGTTGTTCAGATGCAGCAGCAGGAACTCCAGATCAAGCAGATGCAGGCCCAGCAGAAGGCCGAGGCTGCGAAGCAGGAACTACAGTTCAAGATGGCAGCCCTTGCACAGAAGGAAGCTGCCGATCAGCGCAGGCTCACCTCACAGGAACGAGTCGCTGGCGCTGCTCTTGGCGTAAAGATCGCTCAAAGCAAAAACAGCGAAGATGCGAACAAGCGTCAGAACATGCTTGATACGGGACTTGAACTACTCGACCTCGAAATGAGGGCGCAGCAACTGAAGAGTCAGGACAACAAGAAACGATCCAACAATGGATCGAATCAGAATTACTAAGCAAGCCACCGAGCGCAGCGAGCCACTAGGGGTTATCCTAGGCATCCGGAGTGAATATGAATCTGAATGAACTTGTTCAGAGGCGATACACAGATCGCTTCAAGAGAACACAGGAAACCATCATCAATGGTGTCCAGACATTCGAAGAGTATCGTTATTCGATAGGCTATCTCAGAGGCATGTGGGACCTGATGGAGGATATTCATCCCCTCCTGAAAGACCCGGATTCAGCCGGTGATGAGGAATAGTCATGGCGAAAACGAACAAGACAATGATGCCCGTGCCGGTTGGCTATCACATGCTGATAGCTTTGCCTCCGCAGGGAGAGAAAATCGGGAATGTATTCATCCCTGATGATCTGAAAGCCAGAGAGCATACCGCCTCAATCGTTGGCAATGTGCTTGCCATGGGTCCGGATTGTTATCTGGATACGGTAAAGTTTCCGACTGGGCCTTGGTGCAAAGTTGGAGACTGGATTTTGATGAAGAGCTACACAGGCGCTCGCTTCAAGATCAAGGAACAGGAGTTTCGCATCATCAATGACGATTCGATCCTGTCTGTAGTGGCTGATCCGCGCTTCATCGAGCGTGCATAGGAGAAATCATGGCTACCGAGAGAATCGAAAGCGAGATCGATGTTCGCCCTGACAAGAGCGGCGACAAGGTTGTTGCGACTTCATCCGCTCCGGGGGATGACGATCTCCAGATAGAGGTCGAGGACGATACGCCAGAAGCAGACCGGGGCAGGCAGCCCCGCGCTCCCGGCACCCCGTCCCTGATTCCGGAAGAGGAAGAGATCGGTCAGTACACCCAAGGTGTTCAGGACCGCCTCAGGCAGATGAAGTGGGAATACCACGAGGAACGTCGGGCAAAGGAAGCTTGGCAGCGCGAACATAACGCCGCCGTTGACTTCGCCAAGAGGGTCCACGGAGAAAACGAGAAGCTCCGCAGCTTGGTCTCGGAGGGTCACAAGACTCTCTTGGATAGTACCAAGCAGGCGGCAGAAACGGAGATGATCTCTCTGGAAGAAGGCCTGAGGGTGGCGCTGGAGACTGGCGACACCGCGAAGGCTGCGGAACTTCAGGGGAAACTGGCAAGGACTGCGGCGCGGGCAGAGGCCCAGAACTACATCCCCCCTATTTCATTCCCTCAGGGGGATGAACGCAGGGAGCAGGTTCAACAGCCGCAGCGTCAGGAAGTCCGCCTGTCGGAGTCGATGCAGGATTGGGTAGCAAACAATCCGTGGTTCAATCAGGACAAGCGCATGACGGCGTTTGCCTTCGGTGTCCACGAAGAGTTGCTTGAGAAAAAGATTCCCTTGGAATCTCCGAAATACTTCGCGGAGATCAACAAGGCAGTTCGCGAGTCGTTCCCGAATTATTTCCGGGATGAAGACGAAGGGAATTCCCGTAACGGGAATGGCACCAACGGGCGCACTCAGTCACCGCCCCGTAGGAATGCCGTTGCTGGCGTAACCCGCAGTCCTGCGGGAAGGGCCAGTAACCGGGTGACTCTCACGGCGTCCCAAGTGGCGCTGGCAAAGCGTCTTGGAATTACTGAACAACAGTATGCCCGAGAAATGATTAGACTGGAGAACAACGATGGCTAACTCGGACCCCCGCGCCCCACGCACCAATGATACCCGTGAGGCTACGCAACGGACTGAAGCTTGGGTTGAGCCGTCAAAGCTACCCGACCCGGACCCTCAGGATGGATACGTTTATCGCTGGATTCGGACGGCAACTCTTGGTCAGGCAGACCCGACCAATGTGTCTACCCGCTTCCGCGAGGGCTGGATTCCAGTCCCCAAGGAAGAGGTTATGCATCTTGGTCTGATGCAGGATCACAAGACGCGCTTTCCGGAGAATCTGGAAGTCGGTGGCCTTCTCCTTTGCAAGATGGAATCGGAACGGGCTGAACAACGGGCTGCCCACTTCACGAAGCTGACAAAGAATCAGATTCAGGCATCTGATCACAACTTCATGAAGCAGGCTGATCCTCGTATGCCCATTCTCGCACCGTCTCGTACTTCAACTGTGACGTTTGGATCAGGTCGCCCGAATAAGTAGGGCACCTAAACAGAGGACCTATCATGGCAAACACTGCCTCCGCCTACGGGATGGTGCCGGTCAATTTGATCGGTGGCCGTCCTTTTGCAGGCTCGACCCGGATGCTGCCTATCGCATCCAACTACGCTACGAGCATCTTCTTTGGTGATGTCGTCAAACTCGTTGATACCGGCACCATCGCCAAGGATGTTGGCACCTCCACGCTGACGCCGATTGGCATCTTCATGGGCGTGTCGTACATGGACCCGACCTACGGAGCGACGTTCCGCCAGATGTACACGGCGAACACCGTTCCGGCGAACTCGACGCTTTCCATTGCCTATGTCTGCGATGACCCGTCCACGGTCTTCAGGATTCAGGGTAATGCGGCCATGACCCAGACCATGTTGTTCAACAACGCTGGTGTGGTTCAGGGTGCGGGCGTGACGACCTCTGGCAACAGCGGCGTCACTCTGGATGTGTCCACGGTCGCTACGACCGATACCCTGCCGCTGCGTATTATCGGCTGGGCCGGTAACAACGTAGAACCCGGCATTGCCGCTGGCATTGCACAGGATTGCCTTGCCCCTACGGACGATTACCCCGACGTTCTGGTTTCTTGGAACTTCGGAATGCACGCCTATCAGCGCGCACTCGCGATCTAAGGGAGCATTAGACAATGGCAATTTCACGCGCACAACTCCTCAAGGAGTTGCTCCCCGGTCTCAACGCTCTGTTTGGGCTGGAGTACAAGAAGTACGAAAACGAAGACACGGAAATCTTCGATACGGAGACTTCCGAGCGTTCGTTCGAAGAAGAGACCAAGCTCGCCACGTTTGCGGCAGCCCCGGTCAAGGCGGAAGGCGAAGGCATCGCCTACGACAACGCGCAGGAAGCTTGGACGGCGCGGTATACCCATGAGACGGTAGCCATGGGTTTCTCCATCACTGAAGAAGCGATGGAAGATAACCTGTATGACTCGCTCTCGACCCGGTACACCAAGGCGCTGGCTCGCTCGATGGCCTACACCAAGCAGGTTAAGGCTGCTGCCATTCTCAACAATGGCTTCAGTGCGAGCTTCCTGTACGGTGACGGCAAGCGTCTGTTTGCTACGGACCATCCGCTGGTCAGCGGTGGCACCAACAGCAATCGTCCGACGACGGGTGCCGACCTCAACGAGACCTCGCTGGAAGCGGCTGTCATCCAGATCGCCGGATGGCTTGACGAACGCGGTCTGCTGATTGCAGCCCAGCCTCGCAAGCTGATCATTCCGACGGCTCTCATGTTCGTTGCGACTCGTCTTCTCCAGACGGAGCTTCGTGTCGGTGTCGCGAATAACGACATCAACGCGATCAAGAACAACGGCTCGATCCCGGAAGGCTACACGGTCAACCATTACCTGACGGACACCAATGCTTGGTTCCTGAAGACGGATGTGCCGAATGGCCTGAAGCACTTCGAACGCATGCCCATGAAGACTTCCATGGACGGCGACTTCGATACGGGCAATGTGCGGTATCGGGCACGCGCCCGCTATTCGTTCGGCGTCTCTGATCCTCTCGGCATGTACGGTAGCCCCGGCGCAAGCTGATAATCCTGTCTTAACACCGGGGGACCAATCAGTTCCCCGGTGTCCTTCCCTCCGCGTAGCGTTGGCCAATTTTTCTGGAGGCTTTAATGTCTGATACCACCACTGAATTTCTCAACGGTCTTCTTGTCGATGGCGTCCCCACCATGGGTATCAGCGGAATCCCGCTGACCAATGGTCGAGTCATCTTTGTCGATTATGTCAACGGGTCTGATAGCTATAACGGTAATGCTTCGTCTCCGAAGAAGACGATCTATTCCGCTTATGCGAATGCCCGTGATGGCTACAATGATGTCATTGTCATCGTTGATAATGGTCTGTCCACGGGCTCGCAGCGTCTGTCGCTGGCGAATGCTGTGGCTGTCGATTCGACGGTCACGGCTGGCACCCTCGTTCTGAGCAAGAACGCGGTTCACATTGTTGGCATGGCGGCCCCGACCCTGAACAGCCGTTCCCGTTTTGCTCCCCCCACCGGCACCTATACGATGGCGACCTTCGGGTCGGGTAACTTCGTGACGATGTCTGGTTCGGGCTGCATCATCCAGAACGTGTCCTTTTTCAACGGCTTCTCGACCGGAGGGGCAAGCCAGATTTGCTTCACTGTCACGGGCGGACGTAACTACTTTGAGAACGTCACGTTTGGCGGTGCCGGTGACGCGGCTTCGGCGCAGTCAACGACCAGTCGTAGCCTGCTGGTCAGCGGCACGGGCGAGAATCGCTTCGTCAACTGCACGATGGGCCTCGATACTGTGACCAAGACGGTGGCTAACGCCACTCTTGAACTGGCAGAGGCGACCCCGCGCAACGAGTTCATTGGCTGTAACTTCCCGTTCTATACCTCTTCGGCTACCACCATTGGTATCCTTGGTACGGGTGCAAACTGCATTGACCGCACGACCCTCTTCCGGGGTTGCACGTTCGGTAACGCCGCGCAGTCGGGTTCGACCACGATGAGCGGTCTGGTAACGCTTCCGGCCTCCGCTGGCGGTCTCCTTCTGATGAAGGACTGCACGCTGGTCGGCATCACGGAGTTCGGCACCGACGCCACCTCGCGCGGTCAAATCTACGTTGACGGTGCAAGCGTAGTCGCCGCCACCAGCGGCATCGCCGTCAACCCGACCTAACAACTGGATTAACGCCTCCACTCCGGGCGTTAATAGCCGGTGTCACTCCCGGCTTCCTCCTCGCAGACTTGGCCCGTAGCTCCGGTTACGGGCCATTTTTGCGCGGTAATCCTTTGTAGAGGATGAATTATGCGACCCATTACAGTTTCTCTTTCGCCATCAGTTCTCGATGCTGACGGCGTTGCCGCATCCCAGACGCCAGCAGGCGCGGGTGCGGTCACGATCAATGGCGCTCTCGCCACGGGTGGTGTGGCCACGTTCGCCTCCCCCCAGATCGTCACGATTTACTCAGGCTCGGATATCTCCAATCGGACGTTAGACGTTACGGGACGCGACCGTGACGGCAACACGATATCCCAGACCTCTATTACCGGACCCAACAACGAAACCGTTGCGACCACCAAGTATTTCAAAGAAGTCACCGGAGTTACCATCTCGGGGGCTGCGGCGGGTGCCATTACCGTTGGAGTCAACGGGCTTGGCACGAGCCAGATCATTCCCTTGGATGTCTATCCTCCCGCAAACATCTCGGTTGCTGTTACAGCCGTGACTGGGGCAACCTACAAGTTGCAGTACACCTACGACGATGTGCAGGCGACGACTTGGCCCAACGGCACCCAGACGTGGTTCGACCACGCGACCATGGTCTCCAAGACTGCCACGGCAGATGCCACAATCAATAATCCGGTGACCGCTGTGCGTTTTGTTATCACGACGGCGGCCAGCCCACAGTCTCTTACTGGGCGCATTATCCAGTCGGGAGGGATGGTCTGATGAGCAATGCAACTCTGGTAGAGGTCATCGGCGGTGGCGCGAAAGCGCCAAGCGCCAGCTTTTCCGTTGTCCCCGCTGGTTTTCAGTACGAGACGGTAGCAGCCGGGCAGACGGCGCAAGTTCTAGGCGCGACCGGCGCGGCGGGTGACTATCTCAGCCACGTCATCTTGCAGCCCACGACGACGGGGGCGGGAACAACCACGGTCCTCGACAACGCGACGGTCATTTACACGTTCACGACCGGCACGTTGGCAGACCTTCGTCCCATCGTCGTCCCGATTGGCTGCTTTAGCGTCTCCGGGGCGTGGAAGGTTACAACCGGCGCAAGCATCGCTGTGGTCGGCGTGGGGAACTTCACCTGATGCGCTTCTCCGATATCCTGATGTCGTCTGCAACGCAGGGCAGCGGGCTAGACACCCTTAACGCATGGGTTGCCAGTGTCGTGGCCAACGGTGGCACGGTGTCGGCTGGACGCGCGGTTATCGTTGGCACCTTCATCGCTGCTGAGAGGGCTTCCGGAGCATGGGATTTGACGGATGACTATTGGGGCTTGTGGGCCGAGAACCTCGCGCAGGCTCTCACCTCCCTGAAGCAGCGCAGGCTTGCCGTGGCGACCAATTCACCGACCTTCACGACGGATCGCGGGTACGCCTTCAACGGCACGACGCAGTACATCGACACAGGTTTCATTCCATTGACCCACGCGGCGGTGATGACGGCCACCTCCATCCATCTGGAGGTTTACGAGCGCGCGGAGTTGAGCGCGAACACCTACGCGGCCGGCGTAATCAACAGCTTGAGTCGCGCCATCACCATGCGCCCACGAGCCGCCGGAAACGCGTTCGTTCAAGCGGGAAGCGCGGCGGCTACGTTTACGCTGCCGTCCGCAAGCAGCCTCGGCCTCACGCAAGGCGGCCGGAATGGCGCGGCTGTGACCGATGTCTATGGTTCAAAAAACGGCGTCAGCATGACGCGCACGGTTGACCCGGCTGCGGTTGGGGTTTCGCTTCCCGCGAACAGCATTTTCCTCGGCGCTTACAACAACGTTGGAACGGCGGCGGGCTTCCGCGCGGCCTCGATTGGGTTCTCGGCTGTCGGTGCCGCGCTCAGTCAAGCGCAGCGTCTTGCGCGCTACAACGCGGTGCAGGCGTGGGCGACCTCAGTCGGAGCGAATGTCTGATGCCTATGTTCATCCTTCTAACCTCAACTGAAGCCGACAGCGTGCGCGGCCTCTCCACGCCGTCTGCCGCTCTTAATCCGATAGAGCGGGAAGGCGGTGTATTCCTGTTAGGCGTCGAGGTGCTGGATGATCCGGCACACAAGGCGCACTTGGACGTTCTGGCGAAGCTCCCTCAGAAAGACATCGAAGACCCCGACTTTGCGCCAGAGTTGGCAGTTTCCGTTGGCTCCTTGAACGTCGGTAAGGGCTAGTAATGAGGGGCCTCCCTAGCGCCGAAAAATACAAAGACAAATCCAGATACGTTAAAATGCCCCGGTTTTTACAGGGCACCAAGGGGGCCAACTATGTCTCGCGAGCCATGCAACCGGGTGGGTACGCCGAAGGCGGCACCATCAGGCAAGGCCTTGGCGGCCTCACCGAGTTCTTCGACTACGAAAGCCCCGGTGCAATCGAGAGGCCGGTCAAAGAAAATAAACTGGGACAAAGTACGGGTGTTCAAACAGCCGGAATACCGGCTGCCATTCTCTCTGGGAAAATACGTTCCGGGGAAAAGAACGCAGCAAGACCCGGAGCTATGGATACAGGTGGCAATCGAGTCGGGGCTCGTGGAAATGGGATCGCTCAGAGGGGGCGGACCCGTGGGAGACTTGCTTGATCCCTTGAATGGTAATCCCCCCGCGAGGATGAACCGCGAGGACCTTGAGGCTTTGGTTACAAAGGGACTCATGGAAGTTCTGGAGAAATCTTAAAATGGCATTTGTTAAAGCTGACCGTGTTCAGGAATCCTCAACTTCCACCGGAACCGGCAACATGACCCTTGAAGGCGTATATCAAACGTCTTACCGGACATTTGCCAGTCAGATGACCACTGGCGATACCTGCCAGTATTTGATCATAAACACAGACGCTGACGACGAATGGGAGATTGGAGAGGGCAGTTACCTTCTCACCGGCAGCAGTTCGTATCTGGTACGCACTGCGATCATCTCGTCTTCCAATGCCAATGCGACTGTGACGTTTACATCTGGCACCAAGCGGGTGGCGATGCTGCCAATCGCTTCGTCCATGGTGGTCGAGGACAACCTCGGAAACGCCACGGTTGAAGGGGAACTTTCTGCAAATGTCTTACAGGCCAGTAACGGCATCATCACAAACAGCCTGATGGTGTCGAGCAACTACACCATTCCGGTAGGGCGAAGCGGTATGAGCGCAGGTCCCATCACGGTAGCCTCTGGTGTCGCCGTCACAGTTTCTTCCGGTTCTCGCTGGGTGGTGTTGTAATGAGCGCCGTTGTTTTTTCCGGCGACACAAGCGGACAGATTTCGGTCGAGGCACCCGCCGTCGCGGGGAACAACACTCTAACGCTGCCTACGGCCACGGATACTCTTGTCGGCAAGGAAACGACAGACACGCTGAGCAACAAGACACTCACCGCGCCTGTCATTGCGACCATCGTCAACACCGGCACGCTGACTTTACCGACATCTACTGACACGCTTGTTGGCAGGGCAACCACTGACGTTCTTACCAACAAGACACTTATCCTGCCTGTCATTGCGACCATCTCAAATACTGGCACTCTTACGCTGCCCATATCGACAGATACGCTTGTCGGCAGGGCAACCACTGATGCCCTCACCAACAAGACCTACAACGGCAATACGTGGACGGCTGGCGCATCTACCCTGACATTGGCCGGTAACCTTGTTACCAGCGGTGCCTATAACCTGACGGCCACGTTGACGGCCAATACCAGCATCACGATGCCTATAACGGGCACGCTGGCCACGCTGGCTGGGTCTGAGGCCCTTACCAATAAAACGTACAACGGCAACACTTGGACGGCAGGTACGGGGACGCTCACGATTGCTGCCGCCAAGACGCTGACCGCGAACAACTCGCTGACGCTCGCGGGCACCGACTCGACAACCATGACGTTCCCGGCGACGACAGGGACTGTGGCGACACTCAACACGGCCAATACGTTTTCCGTCAATCAAATCATCTCGGTAACGGACAACACAAATGCTGCGCTGCGTGTCACACAGCTTGGTACAGGCAACGCAATCCTTGTTGAGGATGCCACAAACCCGGACGCTACGCCGTTTTTGGTTAGTGCAACCGGCCAAGTTGTTGCGGGTACCACAGCAGCCGTGTCTTTTTCTGGCGGCGCTACGCCGCTCTACGAGACCGTCACCACCACGCAGTTGCTGTCGGGTTTTGGCGCGGCCCTATGGAATTCAACAATTACGACCGGGCCGACCGTAAGGCTCGCCCATTCACTCGGCAGCACAATCGGAACACATTCGGTTTTGTCGGATAATGGCGTGATGGGTGAGTTGGTCTTTGAAGGGTCTGACGGCACCGGCTTTATTGAAGGCGCTTGCATCAGAGCAGAAGTGGATGGCACTCCCGGCACTAACGACATGCCGGGGCGGCTTATGTTTGCCACCACGGCGGACGGCGCGGCAACGCGCACTGACCGCTGGCAGATCGGCAATAATGGGTACTTAAAGAACCTGTCGGGCGCATTTGGGCGCGGCGCACCTGTCACGAAAACAGAGAACTTCACGGTCGCGGACACCGATAACTGGCTTATCAGCAACAAGGCCGGATCGACCTGCACTGTGACGTTCCCCGCTGCGTCGTCGTGGACGGGCCGTGAAATCATGTTTCAGAATTACGAGAATCACACTGTTGTGTCTGCGTCGTCCAATGTTGTGCCGTTGGGCGGCGGCGCTGCCGGTACGGCCCTGCTTCAGAGTGTTCCGGGTAAATGGTGTACGGTTGTATCCGACGGGACGAACTGGGTAATACTGCAGGCCGGATGATGATGCGGGACACCAACAACCAGCGGCGCGGGTGACGTGATGGCCACAATAGTTGACGGCGATTCTGGCGGTGTAGCCCTTACCACTCTCACGGGTGTAGTAAACCGGACAATATCGTCCAAGACAACCAACTACGTGATACTGGCCACTGACGATCCTTCAGACTTCGACAATGCTGGGGCGGCTGGCCCTGTCACGTTTACTCTGCCTGCGGCGGTAGTCGGTTACGTGTTCTCTTTCACCGTCGCTGAAGACCAGTCACTCGTGGTGGATGCGCCCGGTGGTGTCACCATCTACGTGGAAGACCTTGCTTCCACTTCAGGCGGGACCGTCACCGCGACAACTAAAGGTGCCTACCTCCTTCTCAAGTGCCGCTCTGTCACAACGTGGTACGCCCAAGCTCGTCTCGGATCGTGGAGCCCAGCGTGAAAAAGTTCCTTCTCCTCCTCGCGCTTGTTCTGGCTCCTGTCTCCGCGTGGGGGCAGACCACGACGACCATGTACCGGGTTAACAACATCGCCGCGCTCAAGGCGATCCCAACCTCGCGTCCTCCTGTTGTTATTGTGATGGACCTCGCCACGGGTGGAGAGTTCGCATGGGGCACGACACCGTGCGCGGCGGCGGACGACTTGTATCAAGTCACGCCGACTGCGGGGCCGACCGGATGTTGGACGCGGATTAAGAGCCTCGTTGAGGCGGTATCGGCGGTATCTATTACGGACAACATACTGACAATCAATCTTAGTGGCAACGCTACGGTCTACACGACTACATCAAACGCTAACATCACGACCTTCACGATTTCAAACGCTCCCGCAGGCGCAACTGCTTTCACGCTGGTGCTAACTGCCAATGGCAGCACCTACACCCAAGCGTGGGGCGCTTCCGTAAAATGGCCGTCAGCAGCGGCACCAGTTCTAAGCACGACCAACGGCGTCTACGATGTAATTTCTTTTGTTACCTTTAATGGAGGCACAACTTGGTCTGGCTTCGTGGGAGGACAGGCATTCCAATGAAAAAGTTTTCACTCTTTATTTTGGTGTTACTGGCGTTTTTCAACGTTGGCGTAGCTAACGGACAGAGTGTCGGCATAGCACGCGCCGTGATGGAAGCAGACGCTGGTCCTGCGTGGCAGGTCGTTGGCCACGGTTACGCTCGCACGTTGCGTGAATTGGGCGCTTTGGTTGACGCAAATCCATCTGCTGATGTTATTCAGCTACGCCGCTATAACGGCGGCAAGGATGGGCAGTTTACGCAAAATGTCATAAGCTCCATCTACACCGGAATATTCGACTGCCAGAATTTCCCAATAATAAACATCAACATCTACAGCACGGCTGGCCTGCCTGATCTGCCGGTGTCCTCTTCTGTCTCATTTTTCAATGAGATCGCAGGCGGTACTCTGAAGAATTGCGACATGCAGGGAACTGTTTCCCAATTATCGACCAGTCTGAATGGTGATCTTCAGACGTATCGTGTCGCGGGCATCGTAGGCGTCTTAGACAACGCAACGGTTGATAATGTCAAAGGCAACTTTGCCATGACCATAAACGGCTACTTTAACTACAACGGTATCCTGTTCGCGGATGTTCGCGGTACGACAGCTATGACAAACCTTGAATGCCAAGGATCGCAATCTCTTTCTCTGACGGCGAACAACAATCTTGCCGGGTGCATTCCATCGTTTTTCCAAGGCACCTTGGATACGATGCGGGTACACAACCTTTCGGTCGTGGTAGCCACGGGCGAATCACCGGGCGAGACGCAGCAATGTTCGACGCCCCCGTGTTCTACGTCTGGCGCATATCTGGGCGCTGCCATTGGCGCGCTGGGCTACAGCGGAACGCAGTGCGCCACTGCCACGAACATCACGGTCGAGTCTACGGTGAGCCTCCAGAACACGACCAACGATGGGCAGGGGGAGACGGGTGGTGTCACAGGTCCGGTCTTCTGTGGAACGCTGACCAATAGCTCCAACGCGGGATCGGTTTCGGGTTCGCGCAATGTCGGGGGCGTCGTCTCAAGTCTTCGATACGCAGACGGGAGCAGCTCCCCCTCGCGCGTGAGCTACGTGTACAACACGGGAGCAGTCACTGGAACCGTGACTGCCTTGGGCGGTGTAGCCGCCGTCAACGCGGGCTACCTGCACCATGCCTACTCGACTGGCACTGTTACCGGGGCCACTGCAAGCTCTTGCGGAACCGTGCTTGGTTATAACTACAGCGGGGGCAAAGTCGATCATGTTTTCGGCTGGGGTACGACGTATTGCAATGCCGCTGCGGGAGGAACAATAGGGCGCAACTCTCCATCGTCGGGCACGATAGATCAGGCCTACACTCTTTCGGCAGTTAACGGAATGTCTGCTATCGCTGGCGCGGCGGGTGTCTGCGCTAACATCGGCAGCATCACAAACGTCTACTGGAACACGACAACAAGCGGGCTGTCGGTAGGTTGCGGCACGAATGCAGCACCCGGCGCGGCCATCACGGGCCTGACAGACGCAGCTTTTCTAGGGGGGCTACCGACTAACTTTGATGGAGACTGGCTCCAAAACGCCAACGCAGGCGGATATCCGTATCTCGCAAACATGCCTATCCCTGCGGCACCGGCACCGCCTAACCCTCGCAAGTATCTGGTATTGACGCCGGGATCGACCAGCCCGCTCGACCTGTCGGTCTCCGCGCCTGATTTCAATTGCGCCAACAACATCATTCGCGCTTTGGGGTCGGGCGGCAACGGTGGGACGGCGGATTTGGTTGACGGCTCTGGCGGTGGCGGTGGCGGCGGGGCGTATTCCTCCATCAGAAACTTCTGTCCAGCTACGCCTTCGACGCCCATCACGTTCAGCGTGGCCGCTGGGGGTAGCGGCGCGGCCACCTTTACGTACTTCAGTAATGTCACGACCCTCAAGGCAATGAGCGGAGGTAATGGCGCTCCCGCCACGAACGCGCTTGGCGGCGCGGGGAGCGAGGGGGCTGGAACATTTGTCCGCAACGGTGGCAATTCTGGTCTGACGGGCAGCGGCGCGCGTTCTGGCGGCGGCGGCGGCGGCGCGGGCGGCCCCAACGGTGCGGGCAAGATAGCTGGCGACGGTTTCGGCAATATCCTTATCGGTGGTGGTGGCGGCGGCGGTGCCGCTGACAACGGCACGATAGGCGTCGATGGAACGGCGGGTGTGGGCGGCAACGGTGGTCGCTCTTACGACCCAACTCCTCCCGTCACTGCTTCGTTTACCGGATCAATGGCGGGTACGACTCTCACTGTCTCTGCCGTGACAGGAACGATGATTGTCGGAGCGGTAGTGACCAGCGCGTCCGCACCGGCCAACACGGTCCTCCTATCGGCTATCAGTGGTACGGAATGGCTTGTTTCTACGTCCGCTACGTTTGGCAGCGAGGCTATGACCTCGACCACGGTTGCGGGTTACACGGCGGGCGGCGCAGGCTCGACCAGTACAGCTACACCCGGCGCTGCTGGTTCCAACGGCTCTGGCGGAGGTGGCGGAAGCTCCTCCCAGACTGCCGCAAGCGTCGGCGGTGCGGGCTCCTGCGCCTACGACGGCTCGGGCACTGGTTCGGGTTCTGGCGGTGGTGGTGGCGGCGGTCTTGGCGTGACGCTCGCCACGGGCGCAGCAGGGGGCAATGGCGGGTGTAGCGGCGGCGGCGGCGGCGGTGGTGGCCGTGGCATCACCACGGGCGGCGCGGGCGGCACTGGCGGCGACGGCAGCATCGTGATCGAGTGGACACCATGATCACGGTACGCTGCGGTGTGCCCTCGGCAATAAGTGCGTTAATCCTCGTAGGAGGATGAATTATGATTTTTGGTGAACGGACCCCAGCATGAAAATGTTCCTTCTACTTCTCGCGCTGGTTTATTTTTAGAGGTTACCATGCCTTCAATAATCAACTCGACTGGTACATCAAGCGGCCTCGCAACGACGGCGGATGCCAGCGGCGTGCTGGAACTTCAGTGTGCCGGGAACATCGGCATATCCATCGACGCAACAAGAAATGCGACTATCGGCGGCGGTTTGATTGCCACGAACGCAACGAACGGCTTCGTCTATATTCCAACTTGTGCAGGCACACCAACTGGTGCGCCAACAGCTAAGACTGGATTTTCTTCAGTTGTTGTCGATGCAACCAACGGCAAGCTTTATTTCTACAGCGGCGGCGCTTGGCGGGACGCTGGTCTGTGACGCACAATAGGAATTCGTCATGGCTTCAATAATTAACTCGACTGGCACATTAAACGGCATCGCGGAGACTGCGGATGACAGTGGCGTGCTGGAATTGCAGGGCGGCGGCACTGTGGGTATCGCCATCGACGCAAATAATAATGTGTCTATCGGCGGCGGGTTGATTGCCACGAACGCAACGGACGGTTTTATCTATATTCCAACTTGTGCAGGCACACCAACTGGTACGCCAATATCTAAGACGGGGTTTGCTCCGGTTGTTGTCGATGCAACCAACGACACTTTCTATTTCTACATTGATGGTGCTTGGCAGAGCGTGGGCAGGGGGGCAGGCTTCTTCGTGTCGGGCGTCGGGACTGTGCGGACGTTGCCCGAGTTGAGCGTGCTGCTAAACGCGGACCCAACGCTCAACGTCACGATGCTGGGCAGCTACAACGCGGAATATGACGGCGTGTTTACAGAATCGCCCCTCGGCACCACGTCGGCCACGCCCTACACTGGCACATTCGACGGCGCTGGCTACACGCTCCGCAATTTCAGCTTGCTGGACACGTCAGCAACTCCCGGCTTGGAAGACGGGCTTTTTGGCAACGTCGGGAACAATTCCGGCATCGGCACCGTCAAGAACCTGACTGTTCACGGCACACTTACGCAAACGGCGTGGGAGCGCGAGACCATCGCAAGCGATGGACGTTATCTACTTGGAACGACAATCGGCGGCGTGGTTGGCTCTCTCCGTGGCACGCTCGATAACGTCACCTCGAACATGGCAGTCTACGGCTCCTCCTCGGGCGGCCAGCATGGCGGCCTCGTCGGGCGCAATGAGCAGTGGCCAGATAAGACAATCACCGGGATCACGAAGGCCAATCCGGGCGTCGTCACTGTTACCGCTCACGGCATGGCGACTGGTTCACGTATTCATATTGAAAACGTCGTCGGTATGACAGAGGTGAATAACACGACCTATACGATCACGTCGCTGTCGGCCAACACCTTTAGTATCGGCGTGGATACCTCAGGATACTCTGCGTACACGTCGGGCGGCGTCGCGCAAGGTGCGGGCACGGTCAAGAACTGCACAAGCAACGCCACCGTTGTCATCAGCAGAGAGTGCTACAACACCTATCAATCCCCGCTGGTTGCGTCGAACCGTGGCCTGATCGACAATTGTGTGACCAATTCATCTGCCGTTACTACTGCGCCGCAAGGATACGCGCCGACCCCCGTAGTCGGGGACTACGCGGCGGGCTGGACGGGTACGGCCTCGATTTCCGGTACGACCATGAACGTCACCTTCACCGACCTCGGCGGGATGGCTGTTGGTCTGTATATCTACGCCCCAAACTCCGTGCCGGGGTCTATCATCGCGGACGGCACGCAGGTCGTGGCTAACCTTGGTGGCGGAAACTGGCAAGTCAGCATCTCGCAGACCGTCGCCAGCCGCGATTTGATGGCAGCGGACGGCGACACTGACTCATTCCTGACCACAGGTTCGTGGATGGGAGCTATCGCAGGCGACAATGGGTTGCCCGGTGTGGGTGACAGCCCCACGTCGCTGATCCAGAACTGCACGTCCTATGCCGCTCTCAACAACTCAGACAACCTCAACAGCGCCAACTACACTGGCGGCATCGTCGGCTATCAGGGCGACGGCACGACGGAAGATTGTCGTGCGTATGGTGATGTGAACGGCGGCAATAGCTGCGGGGGCATCGTCGGGTTCAATGCGATCTCTACTGCCGTCGTTCAGCGTTGCGGTGCGAGCGGAGACGTTACCGCGACCGTCAGCAACATTGGCGGCATTGTCGGCCAGAACTATGGCACCGTGGATGAAAGCTGGGCGTCGGGCGACGTGTCGGGCACGACCAGCATCGGAGGTGCCATCGGCCTGCTTCGTGATACGGGCGTGGTCACGTCTATCTTTGCGTTCGGCAACGCTACAGGAACTTCAGGCGTCGGCGGCTTGATCGGGCAGGCCATCGCAGGCAGCAGCATAAACGAGGCGTACAGTCTCGGCGTGCCGTCTGCGCCATCGCGTGTCGGCGGCTCCATCGCCATTCGCGCAGCGGGCGTCACGGCCACGGATGTCTATTGGGACATCGACAGTTCCGGCAACGCGGTCGGCGTCGGCTCTGGCGTTACTACGGGCGTCACGGGTCTATCTGACGCGGCACTTCTGGCGGGCATGCCTTCCGGCTTCGGCGCAGAGTGGTCGCGTGGCGTCATCACGCCAGACTACCCGATCATCAACACGGCACCAACACCAGCCAATCCGACCATCGTCCTCAATCCGCCGCTGGCTATGTCGCTTGTCTCCAGCGCGACATCTGTCGATAGCACGACCATCACCATGCCCACCGACATCAAGGCGGGCGACTATGCGTACATCATCAGCTTCGCGCAGAACAACACAAACTCGGCCCCGGCGCTCGTTTCCGTCACTGATACCAGCGCATCACCAAACTGGACGCTGGTGAACCAGCAGTTTTCCAACGCAACAGGTCGTGCCTGCCGCATCAGCGCCTACGTCAAAATACTGCTTGGCACGGAAACGACAGTAACCAGTATGGCGTTGGCTTCGCGAGGCCAAACCATGAGCGTCATGGTATTCCGCCCCAGCGACCCGGTCGTTGGTGACACTTGGACGCGCCTAAATGCCCGCGTGGAGATTACTGGCGCGGCGACCGGAGTTGCAGCGCAGAGCATGGCGGCAGGCACGTCTCCCTGTGTCGTCGTCGGATGCGCGGTCTATGACGGCGGCACGCCGCCCGCGAACCAAAGCTCGCTTGGCGACGACGAAGTCATCACGGCAACGTCGGCGTCGGGGGTGGTGTCCCGCGCGACCTATCACGTCAGCAACACGGGCGCGTTGGCCTCGACCTACACAGGCGACACAGATACTGGTGGGGTCGCTGTCATCTGTGTGAATGTGAGCCTGTCATGAGCGATGCAGAGTTTCTAACCGACTGCGTGGCCCGGTGCGAGCAGGGCGGGGGAAGCGCCGCGTTCTCTCACACCGAGATTGCCCGCCTCGTGGCGCTCTCGGATGTGGACGGGATCGACTACGCCGACGACGGGTCCGGCTCGCACACACTCAGCGCGCGGCTGGTCGGGTGGCTGGCCGAACTGGCTCGCGCACCGTGATCACCACGCCAACCCTGTCTTTCGTGAGGGACGTTATGAGTAACCGCAAAAACGGCCAACCCCTTTGGTGGGTCCGCCCGATTATCGACGGGCATGTTGACGATAGCACCGGCCATGCATTTACCGGCACTGAAGCGGAGATGGTGGAACACATTGGCAGGCTGCACCGGGAAACCGGGGTGCAGCACGCTGCGGTGTGTCCTAGGCAATAAATGCGTTAATCCTCGGGGGAGGATGAATTATGATCATTAGTGAAAATCAGCCGCTTTCTTTACGCGACTGGCTGGGTCTAGCGGCCATTGTTGGAGGCGGCCTCATTGCGTGGGGCACCCTCACGGCGGACTTTCGTGCGCTGGCGCAGCGTGTGGATAAAGGCGATTTGCGTGATGCAGAAGATAACAAGGCGCTTAATGCGCTCACTGGTTCTGTGATCGAGCTTCGCGGCG